TAAAGTAGAAGTGTTGTCAGACAGCACTACCATTGGCGGTCTTACACAGACTGACGTTGGTAATAACGTTTCTATTTTGGTTACTGCTGGTTCTACAACCACAGGCGACTCAAAAGAAGGCGTTTTAAACAGCACCAGCGATGCAACAACAACTTTGCCATTCCGTATTATTGCGGGTGTTCCAGAGACTGTTAATGCTTCTGGTTCATTCACTGAAGTGATCGTTAAGTTCAACTTTGGTGTTCACACTTACTACAGCGCAACACCTGTTGCAACTGCTGCTTAAGGAGCATTTAAATGGCTATTTCCCGTGCGCAACTACTGAAAGAGCTGCTCCCTGGTTTGAACGCATTGTTCGGACTTGAGTATGCAACTTATGGTCAACAACACAAAGAGATCTACGAAACAGAGACCTCTGAGCGTTCGTTCGAAGAAGAGACAAAACTGTCTGGTTTCTCCGCTGCTCCTGTTAAAAACGAAGGCTCTGCCATCGCTTATGACAATGCACAAGAAGCTTTCACAGCTCGTTACAACCATGAAACTATCGCCCTTGGCTTTAGCTTGACTGAAGAAGCAATCGAAGACAACCTCTACGATTCTTTATCAGCTCGCTATACAAAGGCTTTGGCTCGTGCAATGGCTTACACCAAACAGGTTAAAGCTGCTGCTGTGTTGAATAACGGTTTCACTAACTCCAGCCAGTACTACGGTGGTGACGGTGTACCTTTGTTCTCTGCAAGCCATCCATTGGTTTCTGGCGGTACAAACAGCAACATCCCTTCAACAGCTGCTGACTTAAACGAAACTTCTTTGGAAGCTGCCGTTATTCAGATCGCTGCGTGGACTGATGAACGTGGTCTCTTGATCGCTGCTAAACCTAAGAAGTTGGTTGTTCCTCCTTCACTCCAGTTCGTTGCAACTCGTTTGCTCGAAACTGAATTCCGTGTTGGTACAACTGATAACGACATTAACGCAATCAAGAACAACGGTTCCGTTTCTGAAGGTTACACAGTTAACAACTTCTTGACAGACACAAACGCATGGTTCCTGACTACTGACGTTCCTAATGGTATGAAGCACTTTGTGCGTACTCCATTAAGCAACTCAATGGACGGTGACTTCGATACTGGTAACGTCCGTTACAAGTCTCGTGAGCGTTATAGCTTCGGCTGGTCTGATCCACTCGGAATGTACGGTTCTGTAGGAGCCTAAGTTTCGACAAAGTTACGGGGAAACCCTACACTTTAGAAGCCACCTTCGGGTGGCTTTTTTCTTTTATAAAATCATTGCAACCCGTTTAAATTGGGTGTATAAATACCATATCTGGGTGTTTAAACTTATACCAACTGCCCCAGCAGACAATGCAATGATGGTATAGGGAACTTTTGCATAAAGGAAATAATCATGGGTTTCGCTACTCACCTCGGTCCTTGGCTACTTGGAACCGTTAAAAATACTACTGGCACTACCGCTGGATCTGTTGCAAATACAGGTACAACCGTTTGCTCACAGACTTTCAAGAAGAACTACGCTTCTACAACTACTTCTGGCAACACAACGACTATCGCTTGCTTACCAGCTGGCGCACAGATCCTCGACATTTATGTTGATACATTGGTTGCTTTCACAGGTTCTACAGCTGCTAACTTAACCATTGGTAAGTCTGGCACAGCTAACGCATATTGGACTACTACTGACATTACCGCTGCTGGTCGTCAAGCCACAACCAACGCTGTATTAAGCGCTTGGGCTGGTGCTGCTTCTACTGCCGCTCCTGCTGGTATTGGTATTGGTTCTACAGACGTTTTGGTTACTGCTACATTGACTCCAACAGTTGCTACTGCTACTGCTGGTACTGTTCAGTACACAATCGTTTATGCGGTTAAGAACTCTGATGGCGCTCCTGCTCCTACAGCATTCCAAAATTAATCTGGTGGGCTAGGGTTTTCCCTAGTCCTCTTTAACATCTTTGGAGATTAATTATGGCAATGCAATATGACGTTCTATCAGCGCACGTAAACATAACCAGTCAAATGATTGTGGGTCGTACCCGCATTAAGGGTATGAGTGTTACTGGCGGTGCAAGTGCTGGATATACATACCTATGGGACACAACTTCTGCTCCAGTAGCTGTAACTTATGGACGCTCTGGAACAACAGTTACTGTAACAAGCACAGCTCATGGGCTACAAACTGGTGATCAAGTTGGATTAGTTCTAGGCGCTGGTACAGGCGGTCAAGGTACTACTGGTAATTATGTAATTACTAGGACTGGCGCTGACACATACACTGTGCAAGACATCAATTCTGGCTCTGTTACTGCTGGCGCTGCTGGTTTGCAAGGAACTCGTTGGTTAACTTCTATTGACTTGGGAGCAAACGAAGCAGTTGCTTTCCCTCTTCCAGGCGAAGGCATGTTAGCTTATAACGGTGTATACGCAAGTATCACCAATCTTTCTGGTTTAACAGTTTTCTACGGATAAAAAATGTCAGAACAACCAAAGCTGGAAGGTTCATATAATTTAATAGGGCGGAAGATCATGCTTGGTCTTCCAACTTATGACTTTAAAGTATCTGCCAAGCTAGCTATCTCGCTAGCTTCTTTTTGCGTAAAAGCACAGCAACACGGTATTGATATTCAGATTTGTAATATCTCTGGATGCTCCGTTGTTTCTCGTGTCCGCAACTTGATTGCTTATGATTTCTTGCAGTCTGACTGCACAGATTTGATGTTTATTGACTCGGATATTAACTTTGATGCTGAAGATATTTTCCGTCTACTAGCTTGGACTAGTGACCCTAAAAAAGGCATCGTTGCTGGTATTCCTGTTGCCCGTAAAAAAGGTCAGGTCTACATTTCTACACTAGATACTGACGATGATGAGCATATTTTCATGGACAAAATGGGTTTAGTAAGAGCTAAGCGTGTTGCTACAGCCTTTATGAATATCCGCCGTGACGTGTTTGAAAAGCTACGTGATGCACATCCAGAATGGGTTTATCACGATGAGAAGAAAGTTGGCGATGAAATGATTGCGTTCTTTGACTTTGCGTTGAAGGATGGTCAGTATATCGGTGAAGACTTTTTATTCTGTGACCGTGCTCGTGAATTAGGTTTTGAAGTATGGATTGACCCAACTATTAAGCTTGGTCATATGGGTATGAATGAGTTCTCTGGTAGTTTTGGTGAAGAGTTTTTATACCCACTACTCCGTCCAGTAGATTCCAAAAAGGATGCTGCGTAATGGCAACGAAGAAGAAAAGTGTCTCACTTGCGGTTGGTCGTGGAGAAAAGCTTCCAGTATCGAAAGGTGCTGGTCTGACTGCTAAAGGCCGTGCTAAATACAATGCAGCAACAGGTAGTAACTTAAAAGCCCCACAACCAGAAGGCGGAGCAAGGAAGAAGTCTTTCTGTGCACGTATGTCAGGTATGCCTGGTCCGATGAAAGATGAGAATGGCAAGCCAACAAGAAAGGCTGCGTCATTAAAGCGCTGGAAATGTTAAAAATGGAATTGACTATTTGGAATATCTTGCTATCTGCAGCTTTGGCTGGAGTTGGCTACGTTCTTAAAGATAAATCAGACGAATTAAAGCGTATTGATATTCTTTTGAATAAAACCCGTGAAGAAGTAGCTAAAGAATACGTAACAAAGGTGGATGTTCATCTTGATATTAACCGTGTACTAGACCGTTTAGACCGCATGGAACAAAAGCTAGATACTGTTATTAAGGAAAATAGACATGCCATCAGTTAGTAAAAAACAGCACAATTTAATGGCAGCAGTTGCCAAAAACCCAGCTTTTGCTAAAAAGGTTGGAATTAAGCAGTCTGTAGGACAAGACTTTTTAAACGCCGATAAAGGCAAAAAATTTGGGAGTGGTGGAATGGCTAAGAGCGACATGAAAGAAGACATGAAAATGGACAAAGCGCAAGATAAGGCGATGATTAAAAAAGCTGTTAAACAGCACGACGACCAATTACATGGTGGCAAAATGACTAAGTTATCTTTGAAAAAAGGTGGTGTAGCTCGTACAGTTACTAAAGAGATGGAATACGACTACAAGACTGGCAAGAAGTCTTTCCGTGGTGACACTGCTCAAAAAGATGCGCATGCTGAAAAAGAAGGCAAACGTGTTGCTAAAGACTTAGCGTATGATAAGTCTATGGGCATGAAAAAAGGCGGTAAAGTTTGCATGGCTCGTGGCGGTGGTATTGAGATCAAAGGCAAAACCAAAGGCACAATGATTAAGATGAAGGGCTGCTAATCATGGCAACTAAGCGCAAAATGCGTAAGTTCGCTGAAGGCGACTACGTATCTACTGAAGGTGAAAATAAGAATATTGACGACGATGTTCGCGCCCGTGCGCTTAAGTTTGTAGAAAGCGCTAGCGAATCTTCTCGTGATCTTGGTGCTCCTGTGACTGTAACTAAGACTAAAACCTCTGTTACGGCTCCTGCAAAAACGATGCCTACAAAACCATCTGTTGATATGGATGCTGAAAGAGCTCGTATGGACGAGTTAGTTAAGAAACAAGCTCTTGAGCGTGTTGAGCCTGAGAACTATGTTCCTGGTCCTGGTTTGCTCAAAGGTATGCTCAAGTCTGTAGTTTCTAAAGGCATGAAAACTGTAGGTCGTGAGGCATTAGCCGCACCAGCAGCGGTTAAAATGCTAGAGAACAACGCTACTAAGATGCTTCCTTATGATAAAGCTGGTTCATTAGCTGCTAAACGTGCTGCTCGTGCAGAAGCTCGTGATGTAGAAATGAAGATGGGTAATGCTAAGAATTACGGTATTGATCCAACTAAACCTGGTTCTGCTTCTGCTCTTGATGCTCTTCGTAAAGACATCGGTGGTGGTGCATTTACTATGAAAAAAGGTGGCAAAGTTAAGGCTAAGAGTTCCTACAAGTCTGGTGGCTCTGTATCTTCAGCTTCTAAACGTGCCGATGGTTGTGCAATCCGTGGAAAAACGAGAGCGTAATGGACGAATACACTGCTGATCCTAAAGAAACTGAGCGCGAAGCTCAGCGAATTCTCCGTCAAATGGAGATTAATAAGGCTCGTGCAGAGGTATCTGATATTGCATCTCAAGAAAAAGCTAGACGTATTTCTGAAAATGAATACAAGAAAGTGCCAGGAAACACCCGTGCGGGTGGCTCTGGAGGCGGTGGCGATTTAGGGTTTGGTATTCAAAAGATGAATAGAGACATTAAACGTACCTACAAAAAGGGCGGTGCAGTTAAATCTGCATCTTCTAGGGCTGATGGCTGCTGTATTAAAGGAAAGACAAGAGCATGAAAGCTTCTCGTGGAATGGGCGCAATTATGCCTAGCAAAATGCCTTCTGGTAAAAAGAAAGCCCGTCGTGATAACACTGACTTTACGCAGTATGCGGAAGGCGGTACGGTTAATGCGGCTGGTAACTATACCAAGCCTACTCTGCGTAAGAAGATTGTTGCTCAAGTTAAGGCTGCTGCAACACAAGGTACTGGCGCTGGTAAATGGTCTGCACGTAAGGCACAATTAGTAGCTAAGAAATATAAAGCGGCTGGCGGTGGTTATCGTGATTAAATGGTTCTGGAGATTAATTAATGGCTTTAGCAAAACCCCAACGCAGCCTCAAAGCTTGGACACAGCAAGAGTGGACAACAAAGTCGGGGAAAAAGTCGTCCGAAACAGGCGAAAGGTACCTGCCAAAAAAAGCAATACAAGCCCTAAGCCCACAGGAGTACGCAGCAACAACACGAGCAAAGCGGGCGGGAAAAGCGCAGGGAAAACAGTTCGTGCCCCAGCCGTCAAAAGTAAAAGCAAAAGTAAAGCCGTTTCGAAAGGTTAAGTAATGACTACTTCAGGAACCACATCGTTTAACCTAGACTTAAATAACCTCGTTGAAGAGGCTTTTGAGCGTTGTGGCTCGCAGTTACGTTCTGGCTATGACTTACGTACAGCACGTCGCTCGTTAAACTTATTGACCATAGAATGGGCTAACAGAGGTATTAATCTGTGGACTATTGAACAAGGTCAAGTAAACATGGTTACTGGGCAAGGTTTATATCCTATCCCTAATGACACTATTGACCTGTTAGATACAGTAATCCGTCAGAATAATGGCTCTTCAAGCAACCAGATTGACATTAATATTAGCCGTATTTCAGAGTCTACTTACTCTACTATCCCTAATAAATTAACTACTGGTCGTCCTATTCAAGTCTGGATTAACCGCCAGAGTGCACAAACTAACCCTACTACTGTCTCATTAGCTGCGGGTATTAGTGCTACAGATACTTCAATTACTGTTGACGATGCTAGCTTGTTGGCTAGTGGTGGCTTTGTAAAGATTGGTACTGAAACTATTGGTTATGCAAACGTAGTAGGGAATACCCTAACTAATTGCTATCGTGGTCAAAACGGTACGACTGCTGCAGCTCATGCACTTGGGGCTTCTGTTTCAGTTCAAAACCTTAACTCAATCAACGTCTGGCCTACTCCTGATGCTGGTGGTGGTCCTTATACATTTGTTTACTGGCGCATGCGTCGTCTACAAGATGCTGGTAACGGTACAACTGAGCAAGATATTCCATTCCGTTTGCTTCCTTGCATGGTAGCTGGGTTGGCTTTCTATATGGGGCAAAAGATTCCAGAAGCTCAACCAAGAATACAGTTTTTAAAACAGGAATACGAAGAGCAATGGCTGATGGCAGCTACAGAAGATAGGGAAAAAGCCCCTGTTCGTTTTGTTCCTAGAACTATGTTTTATAGCTAATCATGGGAAATAAGTTTAGTAGTGGCAAGTTTTCGATTGCCATGTGCGACCGATGTGGTCAGCAATATAAGTTAAAACAGCTTAAAAAGCTGGTTGTTAAGCAGCAAGTAAAGAATATTTTAGTATGCCCTACGTGTTGGGACCCAGATCAGCCGCAGTTATCATTAGGTTTATACCCAGTTGATGACCCACAAGCGGTGCGGAATCCAAGACCTGATACTAGCTATTTAGCGTCAGGTACTAGTGGCTTACAGATTAATGGCACCAATGACCCAACCAAAGACGGGGTTGGATACCAAGATGGTGGTAGTAGGGTTTTCCAATGGGGCTGGAATCCTGTTGGTGGGGCAAGTCAGTTTGATACTGTTTTAACACCAAACTACTTGATTGCGTTGACACAAGTAGGTACAGTAACATTAACGGTAAATTAGGAGAAACACATGTCATTCAAAAAAGGCGCAAACGGTATTGAGAAACAAGGCAAAACCGTTGGTAAAAATTTAGGTGATTCAGGTCCATCAGTAATGGGCTTAAAGTCAAACCCAAAAATGTTAGGTAAAGACCAAAATGTAATGAAGAAAATTGGTCGTAATCTAGCTAAGGTTCAAAATCAAGGTATGCGTAAAGCAGCAGGAAGAGGTCGTTAATCATGACTAAAGCTAAAGCACAACCAAATATGCCAGCTGAAAAGTATCCTTTAGGTAATGCTAAAGAGAACAAAGACGCTAGCACTTGGTCTTATAAGTTCCCAACAAGCTCAGGCACAGATAAAGACATTGGTGTCTACGCTCAGCCTGGTCCTAATACTCAGAACGCTGATATTGGGTATAAGACAGACCCTAACTCTATGACTGCTAATGAGTCTACTCCTGGTGGCATGCCAGCTCGTCGAGTAAGCGGTGGCAATATTACTCGCGGTCCAAAGACTGAAGGTATTACTATGCGTGGTTATGGCGCAGCTACCAAAGGTATTAAATCTCGTGGACCGATGGCGTAATGAACTACACTGAACTTGTTGCGGCTATTGAAGCCTATTCTGAGAACTACGATACTGGCACTGGCGGGTTCGTAGAGAATATTCCTGTGTTTGTACAACAGGCTGAGCAGCGTATCTACAACACAGTTCAGATACCTTCATTAAGGAAAAACGTAACAGGTTCTTTGACTACAGGTAATAAATACTTGTCAGCCCCAAATGACTACCTTGCTACGTATTCTTTAGCTTTAGTAAAAAATCAAGGAACAGCCTTAGAAGAGTATTTTTATCTGCTAAATAAAGATGTTAACTTCATCCGTGAAGCATATCCTACCCCAGCAGATATAGGCTCTCCGTATTACTACGCTCTGTTTGGTCCTCAATATACTTACCCTAATGAGTTAAGTTTTATTGTCGGTCCTACTCCAGATGCTGATTACGTAGTAGAGCTCCACTATTTTTATTACCCAGAGTCTATTGTTACTGCTGGCACTACTTGGCTTGGCGATAACTTTGATACTGTTCTTTTGTACGGTTCTTTGCTTGAAGCAGATGCGTATATGAAGTCCGATACAGACGTTATTACCTATCATAAAGACCGTTATACAGAGGCATTATCTCTGCTTAAACGCTTGGGCGATGGTCTTGAGCGTGGTGATGCATACCGTGATGGGCAAACTAAACTTAATACTAACCTTAAAGGAAATGTTGTTTCATGACAATCCAACAAGGTCAATGCACTATTTTTAAACAGAACTGTTTAAGTGGTCTGGAGAACTTTGCCGTTGGTACTTCTTACGTTTACAAGATTGCTCTTTATAACGCTAACGCAGACTTATCATATGCAACAACAGCCTACACAACTACTAATGAAATAAGTGGTACTGGCTATACAGCAGGTGGGCAGACTCTAACTGTTATACCTCCAGCTAGTTCAGGACTAACTGCTTATATATCATTTGCAGACGTTACCTGGAGCCCCGCTTCCTTTACTTGTAGGGGGGCTTTAATCTACAATAGTACAACTAACGCAGCAGTAGCAGTTTTGGACTTTGGTGCTGATAAATCACCTACAACGAGTTTTACAATAACCTTTCCTACGGATAATGCTACAAACGCAATTATTCGTTTTTCTAATTAGGAGTTTTTATGCAAGATAAAGTACAAATGGCTGATGTCTGCGAAGCATCTGTTATTCGTGGCGCAAGTCACAAAGAGGCTACCAGTATTTCTGGTTACTACACAGTTGAGTGTTTTGGCGCTGACGGTGCTTTGAAGTGGAAAGATGACATCCACAACCTAGTAACTACAGTTGGTAAAAACTTCACTATGGACACTACATTAGGCAATACTGCTGGCGGTGCTGTAGTAATGGGCTTAAAAGGTACTGGTACTCCAGACGCTGCTGATACTCAAGCAAGCCACGCTACATGGTTAGAAGTTGGTTTAGCTAATGCCCCTACCTACTCTGGAAACCGTAAGACTCCTACATTTGGTGCTGCTTCTGGTGGTACTAAGTCTACAAGTTCTGCCGTAGTATTTTCTATGACTGGTTCTGGCACTGTTGCTGGCTGCTTTATCAACATTGGTGGTTCTGCCACTATTGATAACACGACTGGTACATTGTTCTCAGCTGGTGACTTTACCGCTGGTTCAAAAACTGTAACTTCTGGCGATACACTAAACGTAACTTATAGCGCAACTGCTGCTTAATAGGAGCCTGACATGGCTTTAGTAGTAGCAGATCGTGTCAAAGAGACGACCACAACGACTGGTACAGGCACTGTTACTTTAGCAGGTGCCTCTACTGGCTTTCAGTCATTTGCAGCCGTTGGTAATGGTAATCAAACTTACTACACCATAGCAGGACAAGGCACATCTGAATGGGAAGTTGGTATTGGGACATACACGTCTTCTGGTACAACTTTATCTAGAACCACTGTTTTAGCCTCGTCAAACTCAGGTTCACTAGTTAATTTTTCCTCTGGCATTAAAGATGTCTTTGTAACTTACCCTGCTGGTAAATCGGTCTATTGGGATAGTGCTTTAGGAGATGCAGCGGCGGCTCCAGAATATTCAGCTACCAATGGTCTGTTTGTTAATAACATGACTGTAGCTACGTCTTACTCTATTCCAAGTGGGTATTCAGCTAGTTCTACTGGTCCAATCACTGTGTCTAGTGGTGTTGCTGTTACGATTCCTTCAGGAAGTCGCTGGGTAGTCCTCTAATGTTTGGATTTACGTCTTTCTCGCAATCGCCTTTTTCGGCACTGGGAGGGACGTCTTATCCTGTTACTCAAATAGAAACATTAACTCTAACGGATGCTCAGTCTGTATCTGCTGCCTTTGCTGGTACTGTAAATGAAACAGAGACCCTAACCAATACCCAAGACGTATTAGCTGCATTTGCGGGTACAGTAAATGAAACAGAGACTTTAACTACAGTCCAGGACGTAATTGCCTATTTCTTAGGCACAGTAGCTGAATCTGAGACCCTAACTGATAGCCAGACTGCAACTGCTGATTTACTGGTAACTGTAACTGAGTCTGAGACTTTAACGGCGGCTCAGTCTGTATCTGCTGATTTCTTAGGGTCTGTAGCTGAAACTGAAACTCTAACGGCGGCTCAGTCTGTATTAGCCGACTTTGCTGGTACTGTAAACGAAACTGAAACTCTGACTGAAACCCAAACTGGTAATGCAGATTACCCAGTAACAGTAAATGAAACTAACCTAGCATTACTGACTTTAGAAGATGCTTCTGGGGATTTACTAGCGTTCGTGGCTGAACAGTTGTTTATGTCAGATACAGAAGATGTAATAGCTACGTTCTCTGGGGCTGTAACCGAGTCCGAAACACTGACTGCAGCGCAGACTGGTGTAGTTGACTTCTTAGCTACAGTCAATGAGACTGAGACTCTAACTAATGCCCAATCTGTGTCTTCTGATTTCCTAGGTAATGTTACAGAGAATGTAGCCCTAACCGATTCTCAAGCTGCTCAAGCACAGTTTATTGGTGTTGTTAGCGAAATATTAATCCTCACAACACTTGCATATGCCAAGGGATGGTTTAGAATTAACGATAACCAAACTGCGTCTTGGGGCAGTATTAATAATACTCAGGGAACTACTTGGACAACCGTAAATGACGTTCAGGTAGCGGGGTGGACCCAAATTGATGATAGTCAAGGATAAACATGGCATCTACGTACAGTAGTTTAAAAATAGAACTTATAGGTACAGGCGAACAGGCTGGTACTTGGGGCATAACCACGGATAATAACCTAGGCGATGATGCTCTTGGCGCAGCCATTACAGGTTCTGCTACCGTTGATTTTGCTACTGCCGCTGATGTAACCCTTACCCTTACAGACACAAATTCTGCACAATCAGCCCGTAATCTACGTTTAAACCTCACTGAGTCTAGCTCAGGTGTTGGCTATGCAGGTAACTTAATCCTAGGTTCTGGTTGTCAAATATTTAAGTTTTACATCATAAACAACGCTACTACAGCTACAAAAACAGTTAAAAATACTACTGGCACAGGCATTTCAGTACCTGCCAATTCATCTGTATTAGTCTTTAATAACGGTACTAACGTCGTTAATGCCATAGATGCTTTTGGTGGCACAGGTGCGGTTCTCCTTCCAGCAGGGTAAGTTACAAAGACATCTTTAATGCCAGAGGAAAAATTAACTAGTGAACCTGAGTTTGACGAGGCTAAAACAGTGGTTCTAGAAAA